AGTTCGATTCTTCCCGGGGGCACCATCAATTTGCACCGTACTTGAACAACAGGGTAAACTTCGGGCATCCATATGTCTCTGAAAGTACGAGATGCCACGCAAAAGCACAAAATCGGGCGCACAAGCCCCCGAAACATCCATCGAAGGGGTAGACACACCCCCGATGCCTTCCATCACCCAAATCCTCGAAGATGCAGCCAGTAAGGGTAAACCCGAAGGCTTCGCCGCAAAAGAGAAAAAGATCGGAAGACCGACTGTCTTCACCCAACAGGTAGCAGACATCATCTGTATCAGGATCTCAGAGGGGGAGAGCCTGAAGAGCATTACCCAAGATGAGGAGATGCCAGACAGGGCCACGGTGTACCGGTGGTTAGCCGCAGACCCTGCCTTTTGCGACATGTACACACGCGCCCGGGAAGATCAGGCCGACACTTTGGCTGACGAGATCATGGCGATTGCCGACGAGACGCCTGACCTGAACCCGATCCTCGACAAGCATGGGGCCTTGATCGAGATCCAGCTCCACAGCGCCTACATCCAGTGGCAGAAGCAGCGCATTGACGCCCGCAAGTGGACGGCCATGAAGCTCAAGCCCAAGAAGTACGGCGACCGCCAGATCCTTGCTGGTGACTCTGAGGCCCCGCTGGAGGTCCAGAACGACGCCATGACCATCTTGGCCGCAGCCGTGAAGAACCTCGAACTCAAACGCCAGACCGTCAATGAGCAGTGACCTGCTGGCAACCCTGCAAGACCCGGAAGTCCTGCAGGCCCTGAGCGCCGCCCCTGACACCCACAAGATGGCCTTCGCCAAGCGGGCCAAGTGGCTCTCAGAGGCGCACAACCACCAAGTGCTGCCCCATGGCAACTGGTGGTCGATCTGGCTGCTGCTGGCTGGCCGTGGAGCCGGGAAGACCCGCACCGCTGCCGAACAGATCTGGTGGTGGGCATGGGAGTTCCCCGGAACCCGCTGGCTGGTCTCCGCCCCAACGAGCGCCGACGTCCGGGCCACCTGCTTTGAGGGTGACTCCGGGCTGCTGGCTGTCATCCCCAAGATCCTGATCGCTGACTACAACAAGCAGATGCACGAGCTGAAGCTGGTCAACGGCTCCCTGATCAAAGGCATCCCAGCGTCCGAGCCTGAGCGCTTCCGGGGTCCGCAGTTCCACGGCGGCTGGTGCTGCACCCCCGGCACGCTGATCATGCTGGCAAACGGCCATGAGATCCCGATTGAGGATGTGCGTGTAGGTCACTTCCTGATGACTCGTCATGGTGTGCGCAAGGTCTTGTGCTCGGCCATCTCCGGCAATCCGAATGACCTAGTAACTATCGGGTGTGGAGATACGAGCTTGACAGTCACGATAGATCACCCGATACTCGTTGGCGACCAGTGGATTCCTGCTGGCGACATCAGACCGGGGGATTTGGTATGGGCTACAAGTACATCGGCAGCAGATACGCGCACAGAGTCATCTACGAGCAGCATAAGGGGCCAATCCCCAAAGGTTGGGTCGTTCACCATAAGGATGAGGACAAGGGCAACAACGACCCTGACAATCTTGAGGCGATGCCTCGCAAAGAGCATCAGCGGCTTCACGCAACTGGCCGGACAAACTCTGACACCCAGAAAGCAGCCGCAAGCAGAACCCTTGAGTCCTTGCGTACCCCAAAGCCAGCCAAGTGCATCCAGTGCCAAGCCGACTTTGTCTCAACGTCTGCTGGCGAGGTTGGCAAGTTCTGCTCTAGGCCGTGCCTTGAGACTTGGAGGGGCAACAGGTTCGCCCCAGAGCTGCGCACCTGCCTCGTCTGCGAAGGCGAGTACCTTGCCAAAAAGCGATTCCAGCGGTACTGCTGCAAGCGGTGCAACAGTAAGTCCACAGTGCGGACCTATCGAACTGAAGCAAGTGGAGGTACTCCGCGTCGGACGGTTGCCCAACTCGGTGACGTACAACCTGACAGTTGAGGGTGAGCACGAGTTCATTGCCAATGGCATCGTGGTCCACAACTGTGACGAGCTGGCCGCATGGGACTACCTGCAAGAAGCGTGGGACCAGATCATGTTCGGCATGCGCCTAAAGGTGGACGCCGAGTGGAAGACCCGCCTGATATGCACCACCACCCCGCGCCCCAAGGACCTGATCGTCGAGCTGGTGGGCCGGGAAGGGGATGACGTCCACCTGACGACCGCCTCGACCTACGCCAACATCGACAACTTGTCGGACAACTTCCGCAAGCAGATCATGCAGTACGAGGGCACCAAGCTCGGCCAGCAGGAGATCTATGCCGAGATCCTTGACCCCGAGGAGGGCGGCATCGTCAAACGGGACTGGTTCAAGCTCTGGCCTGCCACCAAGCCGCTGCCCAAGCTGGAGTTCATCTTGCAGAGCTACGACTGCGCCTTCACCGAGAAGGCCCAGAACGACCCCACTGCCTGCATCAGCTTCGGGGTGTTCAAGCCTCAGGACGGCGGGATGTGCGTGCTGGTCATGGACGCTTGGCAGGACCGCTTGCAGTACCCTGACATGAAGGACAAGGTGCTGGAGGAGTACGAGTCCGTCTACGGTGAGGGCAAGGACGCACGCCGGGTTGATCTGGTGCTGGTGGAGGAGAAGGCCTCTGGTATCTCCCTGATCCAAGACCTGCAGCGTGCCCACGTCTTCGTGCGTGCCTACAACCCCGGGCGGGCCGACAAGGTCCAGCGGCTGTCCATCGTGTCGAACATCATCCGGGCTGGCCGGGTGTGGATACCCGAGAGCAGCAACCGTAAGGGATACGTCAGGGACTGGGCCGAGGGCATGGTCAGCCAGATCTGTTCCTTCCCGGAGACAACCCACGACGACTTCTGTGACGCCATGAGCCAAGCCCTGCGCTACCTTAGGGACGCTGGCTGGCTGAACATCGACCCACCACCACCGGAAGACTACGATGCCGATGATGTCATTGACGCAGGCTGGGAGCACCGCAAGCGCGAGAACCCCTACGCCGCCTAAGTTGACCCGCTGCGAGGTGCTGGGGGTCTGCCAAGGGGTAAAGCGCTGCAAGACCTGCCCCGGCCTCAGGGTGGACTTGACCACCCCCCGAAGGCATAATCAGGGCAAATCTACCCTCTAAGGCTCGAACATGCCCAAACCCTCCGAGCAAGCCGCCTTCGGCATCTATCCTCAAGCTGGAAAGCGCGGCCAACGCAAGCCCACCGCCAGAGAGCAGCTTGCTCAGATCTTCTCCGACGACCGAGCCATGGAGATGCCTCAGTTCGGTGAGGTTGATCTGGGTGTGCCCACCGCAGCCAACCGGGCCATGGGCCAGCGGATGGTCGAGCGTGATGTCGACCTCAAGCGTCAGTCCGACCGCGATATGTCTCCGCTGGAGAAGATTGCCGGTGGCATGCAGACTGGCCGACTGATCGGCTCCGGCCTGACCCAAGCGGTCAAGTCCATCCCCACAGCCATCACCAAGGGCGGCAAGGCGGCAGAGGACTACATCGCTGAGAACATCTACAAGCCCACCCAGCCCAAGGCCTACGAGTACGCCGGGGACATCGGTGACTTCATGTCCCGCCTTGAGACGGACTACAAGATCCCGCCCATCCTCCCTGAGGCCATTGCACTGCAGAACGTGATTGGCCCAGCCGCACGGCAGGGCGCACGCAACCTGTCCGCCCCACGCACCCTTGACCCGCAGGCTGGTGCAATCGTCTATCACGGCTCTCCGCACAAGTTTGACAAGTTCAGCTCCAAAAAGATCGGAACAGGAGAAGGTGCGCAGGCATACGGGCATGGGCTTTACTTTGCCGAATCACCTGAGGTAGCCAAGACCTATCAGCCAAGATCTCCGAAGTATGAGCAGAAGTTGATTGACTTGTATCAGAAGGCCTCGTCCACAAGCAACTATCCCATGATGGAGGTTTTGGAAGACGCCATGCTGCACCAAAGCCCAAGTGAGATCATCAAGAAGTTCACCAACGCCGATGACGGCTACACCGGCCAGCACGCCAAGGCGGCTCAAGATTTTGTCAAGTGGTACTCCAAGAACGAGCCTGAGGTTGGCGGCTTGTACACCGTAGACCTGCCCGACGAGAAGATCGCCCAGATGTTGGATTACGACAAGCCGTTAAGCGCCCAGAGTCCCGAGGTTAAAAGGGTCTTGATGGAGCACCCGGATGTGCTGGACTACATCGCAAAAGCTGAAGCCCAAAGAGCCAAGCTGAATGAGATGAGTCCGGTGCGATTGGAAAAAATACCATCAGCCTCGGTTCCATACGATGAAAGCAGAATGGCTGGCAAAGATGTCATGACCGCCATCGCTCAGAGGTCCGGCCTTGGTAAAGCTCAAGGGGCCATTGAGGAGGAGCTTCGCCAGCTCGGTATTCCCGGCATTCGTTATCTTGATGAGCAGTCACGAGGCTCGAAGGGTGCTGATGGCTCAAGCAACTTCGTTGTTTTCCCCGGCGAAGAGGATGCACTGACCATCGTTGATCGCAAGGCCAATGGTGGCCGTGTCCACTTCTCCGACAACCCAGACGTCATGCAGCTTGAACTGGCTGGTGGTGGGCTGGTGGGTAAGCTGGCAAAGGCCGCAAAAGAAGCTGCTGTGCCTCTGAGCGTTCCTCGTGTTCGGCCAACCACCAAGGACATCTTGGAGGCTGCGGAGCGTGTTGGCAAGCAGCAGGCTGGCGAGTTTGTCAGAAGCCCTTTGACGACAAAGACCAGCAACCTTGCTGGTCGGTCCAAGAAGGAGGTTGATCGCCTCAAGGAGCTGGAGTACAAGGTCACGCCAATCAAAGACCTGCCCGAGATGAAGCCCTACGAGGCCAAGATTGGCGAGGTCAACATCGCTTTGCCGGGTGACCAGACCATCTCTGACATGCTCTTGGAGAGTGTGGATGGCATCCCGATTGGCACGACATCGGAGGGCGGTGCCTTGTTTGGCCGTGGCCGCCTGTCCGATCCGGAAGAAACCCGTGCGTTCTGGGCGTCAAACATTGGCCCAGCAGATTTGTTCCAGAAGAAAGTCACCGAGCTTGCCCAGTTGTATGACACCGACATGGTGACTGCGTACCACTTGGCGATGGGCCAAATGTCCAACAACTTCGCGCAGCACATGGCTGACGCAAGCATGAGGGCGATTGACTATTCCAAGCTCAACAAGGACAAGATGAACGCCTTCGACAAAGTCGTGTCTCAAGGCTACGTCGACCCCACAACCAAAGAGCGGGTGACGTTCGAGAATTGGCCCGGTATTGCCGATCCAGAGGGATCTCTGCAGGCAATGAAGGAAGACCCGAAGCTGCGCAAGTGGTTCAATAACCGCATGAAGACGGAGAAGGTCACCAAGCCCCTCGATCTGCCAAACGCAAAGTCGATTGAGTGGGCGATGACTGAGCCTGAGCTGCGCAACATGGAGATCAACCTCACTGGCCTGTCTGCTGGTCGCATGAAGCCCGGTGCTGAGTTGATCCCTGACTCTGCGCACCAGACCTACAGCCACGACATCCCGGGCACTGCCTTGGGTCGTGCGCCTGAGCTGTCACCGTTCTCGATCAGCTTCCCCGATGTGACGGCATTTGTCCGCGAGAAGTACCGCCCACAGGACTTCACTGGCACCATCCAGAAGGTGTTCCCGCATCAGGTGGTTGACGAGGCCTACCTTGAAGACATGTACAAGTACTACACCCAGTTGCGTAAGGTTCGCGGTTTTAACGAGGGTGGCTCTGTGCGCAAATCTGCAGGCGGCGAAATCACCGCTGATGATCTGATCCTCGAAGAAAGGAAACTGTGATGGGTGTGCTCGATCTAGTCGGCAAGGCCGCGAAAGGTGCCAAGAAGGCCGCTCCGTTCTTCTCCAAGGCCGACGTGGTCTTGGACGAGCTGCCCCGTGGCAAAGGCTTGGGCA